GCTTTACTGTTGACAACTTCAACATCAATGGCACGGCGGGAAATTTGGTAACGCTTAACGGTAGTGTTGCTGGAACAGCTAGAACAATCAGCAAATCAAGCGGAACGGTCAGCGCAAACTACTTGAGCATTCAAGATTCAACGGCAACAGGCGGGGCAACATGGAATGCCTATGCCTCAACCAACGTCAGTAATAATACTGGTTGGAACTTCTTGTCCTTGAATCAAGGCAATTTCTTGATGTTTTTCTAGAATTGGTTAGTTTAAACGGTTGCAAATGGCTATAAAACAGGAAATAATGGATCATGGCAAAATCACCAGCATGGCAGAGGAAAGAAGGCAAATCCGAGAAGGGCGGCTTGAACGCCAAAGGTCGGGCTTCCTACAACAAGGCGAACCCCGGGAAGCCGGGCTTGAAAGCTCCTCAACCCGAGGGCGGCAAACGCCGCGACTCTTTCTGCGCCCGCATGGAAGGCATGAAGAAGAAGCTGACAAGTACGAAGACCGCAAAAGATCCAGATTCGAGGATTAACAAGAGCCTGCGGGCTTGGAAGTGTTAAAACAAACAGGAGTCATTATGAAAAAACGCATTAAACGATACGACGAAGGCGGCTCCGCAATCGACGAAACTAAGTCAGACGTTTTGAAAGCCTTGACGGGCACCAGGTATGCCCAGCCAAAAATGGCTGATATGCCTGATATGCCTGATATGAAAAGTAAATCTACGCCCAGCACCGCAAATCAAGATGTTTTGGACGCAATTACTAGAACGGCATCTGGCTCAAGACCGTCTTATGACTATTCAGAAATGCCAGCCGAAACCAAAGCGGAAACTAAAAAACCTGCGTCAAAGCCAAAAAAAGCCACAAGCACTTCGTCTTCCTCAGCAGAGGGCATGAAAAATTACGTTCCTCGCAAGCCGGTCTATCGTCAAGTAACTCAGCGCGAAATGGCCGAGAGTTATGTAAAAAAACGCAGAGCAGCACAAGATGATGACAAAGGCATGGCCAAAGGCGGCATGACTGCCTCTCGCCGCGGTGATGGCATTGCCCAGCGCGGAAAGACAAAAGGCAGGATGTGCTGATGGATATCAACACAATATGGTCAGCGGCACTGTCACTTATCATGGGTGCAGTATGGTTTTTCATCCGCGAACGGTTTGAAGATGTCAAGCGCATTGAGCGCCTTTTAAACATTACACGCGAGGAGATTGCCCGTGAAACAGCAACTAAAGCAGAAGTGGCAAGAGTCACTGACCACATTGACCAGCGTTTTAACAAGCTGGAAGCAAAAATTGACCAGCTTATTCAAGCGGGGAAATGATGCCAGCAGCAAGCCTTAAGCAAAAGAAATTGATGGATGCCGTGGCGCACAATCCATCATTTGCCAAACAAACTGGAATTCCTCAGTCTGTGGGCAAAGATTTCAGTAGCGCCAGCAAAGGCATGAAGTTCAAGGGCGGGCCAAAATCCCGCGCTGATTCGCAGGCCGTCAACAGGCCAAAAACTAACCAAGGCTCGCAAGAGCTTTTTAAACAAGGCGGTAACACTATGGCAACGAAAATGAATCCCGGTTTTATGGCAATGATGGCCAAGAAAAAAGACATGGCAAAAGGCGGCAAAGAAATGCCAATGAAGAAAATGGCTAAAGGTGGAATGACCAGCGCTAAAATGGGCTCAGTAAAAACTGCTGCCCCCAGCCGTGACGGTGTTGCCACCAAGGGTAAAACCAAGGGCAAGATGGTCACCATGAAATCTGGCGGCAAAGCCTACTGTTGAAGAGCGTTAAATGGCCCTTTTTACCAAAGACCCCAACAAAGCAGCACTGAAGGTGGCCACATCTGATCCCAGTCAAGGGGTTGGTGTGGGCACGCTGTATAGCTCCGATCAAGCCGATCAACTAACAGAAGAGCAAAAAGCTGCCCGTTATAGGTCGGGGGCCATGAATATGCCCGGGAACCAGCCGTACGCCAAAGGTGGGTCTGTCAAATCTTCAGCCTCTAAGCGGGCCGATGGTATTGCTCAAAAGGGTAAGACCCGTGGAAGGATCATAAAATGATGGCCAGCCGTGGTATGGGGGACATCAACCCCTCCAAAATGCCCAAAGGCGTGAAGACTCCACGCCGCGATGACACCGATTTCACCCAATACAAAGAGGGTGGGAAAGTCAACGCGGCTGGTAACTACACCAAGCCAAGCCTGCGCAAGAAAATTGTGTCTCAGGTCAAGGCGGCGGCAACACACGGCACCGGTGCAGGTCAATGGTCAGCCCGTAAAGCACAGCTCGTTGCCAAGAAGTACAAGGCGGCGGGCGGGGGCTACCGAGATTGAAAGCGCCGCAACAGTCCTTGAAAAACTGGGGCGACCAGAAATGGCGCACCAAATCAGGGAAGCCTTCCAGCAAAACGGGTGAGCGATACTTGCCGGAAGCGGCCATCAAGTCTTTGTCGCCAGCCGAATACGCTGCGACAACCAAGGCAAAGCGGGCTGGCAAAGCCAAAGGCAAGCAGTTTGTGGCGCAACCCAAGGGCATTGCAAAGAAAACGGCGGGATTTAGATAATGGCAACCACCTCTGGACAATCAGGCTTTAATTTAGACCTTACCGAACTGGTAGAGGAAGCGTTTGAGCGTGCTGGTTCAGAGTTGCGCACTGGGTATGACCTTAAAACTGCCCGTCGGTCGCTGAATTTGTTGTTTGCGGATTGGGCAAATCGCGGTATCAACATGTGGACGTTCGAGCAGGGCACGATCACCCTAACTCAAGGCTTGAACACCTATGCAGTCCCTACTGATACTGTCGATTTGCTCGATCACGTTATCAGAACACAGGCCAATGTGACCGCAACACAGGCAGATTTGACAATCACGCGGGTCAGCATCTCCACCTACGCCACACTCCCCAACAAATTGACCCAAGCCAGACCAATTCAGGTCTGGTATCAGCGTTTGGACGGCCAAGTTTCCCCCACTACGGCGGTTTTGGCCACCAGCATCAACGCTACAGTCAACACAATCACTTTGTCCAACGTGGTTGGCCTGCCTGCAATCGGGTACATCAACTTGGACAGCGAGACAATCTTCTACAACTACATTGACGGCAACACGCTGAGCAACTGTTTCAGGGGTCAGAACGGCACAACTGCCGCTTCCCATACTGCTAGTGCCAATGCCAAGATTTACGTCAACAACGTGCCTCGCGTGACCGTGTGGCCAACGCCTGACGGCTCCCAGCAGTATCAGTTCGTCTATTGGCGCATGCGCCGTGTTCAAGATGCTGGCGGTGGTGTCAATGTCATGGACGTGCCGTTCCGGTTTGTGCCCTGTATGGTGGCTGGACTGGCCTACTACATCGCTTTGAAAGTGCCCGGTGGCATAGAGCGCCTGCCAATTCTGAAGCAGCAGTACGATGAGGCTTGGATGACGGCGGCTGACGAAGATCAAGAACGCGCCGCGCTTCGCCTCGTGCCTAGACAGATGTTTATTGGGGGCGGCTGATGAGTAATCGGTTTGCCAGTGGCAAGAACTCGATTGCTGAGTGTGACCGGTGCGGCTTTAGGTTCAAGCTGACGGCACTGAAGAAGCTCGTCGTCAAGACAAAGACGTATGATCTGAAGGTGTGCCCCCAGTGCTGGGAGCCTGACCAACCGCAGTTGCAGTTGGGTATGTATCCGGTTGACGACCCTCAAGGTGTGCGTGACCCACGGCCTGATCTGAGCTACCAAGTGTCTGGCTTGCTGGAAGATGGTTATCAGGGCGGCGGCAGCAGGATTTTCCAATGGGGCTGGAATCCAGTGGGTGGTTCTTCCAGTTTTGACGCTGCATTGACACCAAACAACTTGGCAATGGTGGTGGAAATCGGTACAGTTAGCGTAGTTACGACATAAGGAGTCGATCATGGACAAAGCGGATTTAAAACAAGACAAAAAGATGATTGCTGGCGCAGTGCATAAGCACGAGAAAAAGATGCACCCCGGCAAGCCTATGACCAAATTGCACAAAGGCGGCAAAACCAACGAAGACATGAAGAGCATGGGTCGTGGTATGGCCAAGGTTGCCAATCAGAAAACCGGCATGAAAGGTTAATCATGGCTAAATTCAGCATGAAACGAGACGGCAAAGAAGTTGGCCCAGCCAGCGTCTACGCACAGCCACACACCATGTCTGGCAAGGTTGTGAATGTCGAGCCCAACCCCGGCAAAATGCCAAACCGTAGCAAGCTGGATGCGCTGGATGTGAGCGTTGGCAACATCAGCAAATCTGCCGGAAACGAGTCCGTTAAAACTGACGGCATCAAAACTCGTGGAAATGGCGCGGCTACCAAAGGCTTGATGGCCCGAGGCCCGATGGCATGACATACACCGAGTTGCTTGCTGCTATTCAGTCGTACACCGAGAACACGTTCCCGGAGACGTACCTTGCGAGTGGATCAACTGTGTCTTCAACGACGCAGTTGAACACCTTCATTACGCAGGCTGAGCAGCGCATTTACAACACGGTGCAATTCCCGTCTCTTCGGAAAAACGCGACAGGTGTTACCTCA